ATTCACCTGCTTGGTTACCTAATTGAACCATTAAGTTTGATATCATTACCTGATTAAGGTCGACAAGTATCATAATCAATCTCCAATAATTTAGTACATTATACTTTAAATGGTATTAAGAGTCAACAGGCTTATTTGTAGTTTCGCTCCAAGTAGTGTAGAAGTTATCGGAGTCATCTTTGTTTATAAGACTATGTGTTACGGATTGTAACGGATGGTTAATACCACATGCTTTGTATAGACATGACTTTAAGGTTTCACAAACCATAAGCATATCTCTATCAAGGTCTTCTTTTTTAGAAAGATCAATTCCTCTTGCTTGTATCTCCTCGAATAGTTGATACGTAAGCTCGATAGAAGAGTTGAGACATAATTCCGCCTGATACTTTTTGACGTTTGCAAGTCGTTCTTGCTCGTTCTCAACAAACTTCTGTTTCCCATTCAATGGGAATTGAATTACATCACCCATGGAGTTATTTATCTTTCTTTTCTCTAGCTTTACGCATTCTCTCAACAAAAGCTGCTTTCTGCTCAGCAGTCATTTCACGCTTCTTTCTTTTCTTTGCAGGTTTACTTTTACCTGTCACCATTATATGACCATGCTCATTAAACTCTAATGGTTCCATACCATAAGATACACGTTCATCATTTTCTAACTCTGGTGTCCACTTACATCTATAGTCAGGATACCAAACACCAAATTCTCTTTTAGGCTTACCATTCTTATAGTAGGCCATTGCTACGCACGCGCGTTCTACTTTCTTTTCCATATTGCCTCCGGCAAACATGCTACAGTATGCTCCAGACCTTAGATAACTTTCTAACTGTCCTGCATACGCATTCCACATTTCACGTCTAGCCAATGCTCCTTTGACTCCCGCCATGTGTGATCTATGTTCTGATGCTTTGTGTGCTTTTGCTTCTTTAATCCACTCTCTTACATTCTTCATACTGAAGTCGTGATCATCTGGTAATGCAACTACGCATGGAGAGTATTGTTTGTATTGTGGAGGGTTCTTTGCGAACCTTGCTTCACGTGCTTTAGCTAATCTGTCTTCTTTATTCATAATCTAATTTATCTAATATCTCCATTTGGCGATAAGAACCTTTTGAATACTCACCCATAATATCGCCTAACTTAGAGTGATGTTCAATTGTGTTAACTCCAGGATAATAACATTGTGTTACTGGTGCTCTTTGTATACCTTCTTCTCCATTAAATATCATATTGATATCATTACCATATCCTAATTGATTCTGTTCAAATTTAGTTGGCCATAGAAATCTTTTTCTTCTTGGCACTTGATATCTTTCACATACCGATCTATGATATTCTGGATGCTTTTTATCCCAATGCATAAAGTCATGTGCACCTGTATGTAGTTCAGCCATTGGTCCAGCATCAATATGCATACCTGGATTCTCTACATCTTTCCATTTGTCCATCATTACATCAACGAACATAGGAGACATTGTTATACATTCAGCAGCAATTCCAGCTGACCATAAATCTGTAGTTGGTATAAGATCAATAAGCATATTAAGTTTTTTAGAATCTCTTACATATGCATCATGTTCTAATATAATAACTCTTTCATGTGTATCCTTTATATGTTCCCACCAATGGAACATAGAAGTCAAGCATGCTTGTTCTGTTGGAGTTATATAATGAGGTTCATCTCTATACTTACCCATACTAGATTTTAAGTTGGGTGCCCATGGCATTCTTTTCCAACAGTCAGCTTCTTGCATTGTGTCGGGAGTATAACATTGCCACTTCTCAATTTCTACCTTCTCAACATCTTTCCAAGTCTCTATAGAGACATCTGCATATGCTTGAGATTTTGGATTATTGAGATCACATATCATTATTGCGCGATAGTTTTCACTCATGGTTGCATTATCCTTTATCTTTAATTAAAAATCAACGTTGACTTTTTTTCGCATTTTTTGTAAAATAGCGTTGACTTTAAAATATATATACTTTATACTCGCCTTTGTCGGCGGGTGGGGACCAATGG